CCTCGGACTTGAGAACAGCCGCAAGATAACAGGCATAGGTCAAACATGCTTCGTCGCCCGCTACTGCCCGAAAAAAGCGCAAGGCGATAAGTTCTGATGGAAACCCTGAAACTCATCATCTGCACCACTATCCTGCTTGGATTCGTCGCGGCCATCATGGTGGTGTGCGACGCGTGGGACACGCGCGTCTTCATCGCATACGTGGCGACGGCAATCATGGCTGACATGATATGCGTACTGTTGGATGATTAAAGAGAAAGCCCCCGCATGTGTCACCGTGCGGGGGCTGGGGAGAAACCAAAGGAGGGCTGCTGGAAAAACTTCCAACAGCCCCCATTGTATTACAGTCAACGACACATTGTCAAATACCATTCGCTTCCGGATTCGGTGCCGATGGCGACATACCGCTGCTGGCCCGAAGAAGCGCCGACATAACGACCCCACAGGAAGCCGTCAGCATAACCGCCCCAACCATCCAGCACGACCTTCTCGCCACGACCGTAACCGGCTACAACCTTTCCCTTCATCGACGGTTCGGTACGCACGTTCAACACGTCGACCGCAACCTCATACGTGGTAGGAACCACGGTCGGAGACGGGTCAACCACCGGCACGGGAGCCGGATTCACCGGAGTGTTGGCGCCCACGCCAGCATACTTGTCCCAAGCGGCCTTATCGCCAGCGAAATAGTTCAAATCAAGCGAACCGGCATAACCATTGATGTGGCCGTTGGACGTGTACTGGCGCATCGGATACGCCACATACGACCAAATCGAATCGGCATCCTGCCAGCCGACCGCATCCATGGACGCATAACACGCCTCCCAAATACCACAATCATGCTTGGCGGCAATATCCTTGATGAACGGGATTTCGGAACGCTGCGCATACACGAGCGGCTTCACACCGGTCAGCCGGATATACTGGTAAAGGAATTCGTCAAGATATGCCCGATTGCCCCAAGCGGCGTTATCGTCCGCCTCCCAGTCAACGCACGGCACGAACTTGCCAAGATAGCCCCTGGTGTGTTCGGCGAAGAAATACGCCTCCTCGGAAGCGTTCACGCCACGAATGTAATGCATGTATCCGACCGCCATGCCACGGGCGGCAGCGGCCTGAATCTTCTCGTCGGCGCCGACCCACACGGAATTCACCAGACCATGGTCGTTCGAACATTCGCCAGCGCCCCAAGTACACTGGACCACCACGCCATCGGCGTCAATCTTGGAAACGTCGCAATCGGCCTTCCAATTGCTGATATCCACAATCCTCATTATTCGGAAACCTCCGTATTCTTGATATGCTTGCCCGACACCTTCGCCTTGTCGGACATTGCGAAGGAGGCCGGACTGATTGAATCCGTCCTGCCGCTCGACGCCACGCACGTCAGCACGCTGGCGATGGCCGCGACCAAGGCGATGCCACACACGTTCAGCCAATCCACGTCGAACAGGCCGACGCCACCGACCACGCCAGCCGACAATGCCGCCTGACATGCGGTGCGGATTGCACGCTCAAACGTGTCAACCCAAAAATCCTTAGTGAACAACATTCACTGCTCCTTACTGTTGGCGTTCGCCAACGGTTCTATTGTACTCCTCAATGCGTCGGGAAGTCTTGGCTTCGGATACTGTCTCAGAAACTCCGGGTCGAGGATTTCGCAGAGTTCGTTCAGCCAATGCCCCATCGAACGAATGTACGAGGTTTTCAAATCGTCCAGATAGCGGAGTTCGTCGCGTTCCTGAATGAACTCGGCAAGCTTCTCGTCCTGCCGGTCGATTTCCTGTTGCATGTTCAATTGGGCTTCCGAAAGCCGCCTGTAGGCTTCGCTCAGGTTGCCGCGTCTGTTTTGCATCCAAGTGACCGCCGCGACCACGATGGCGCAGAACCCGGTCACTAGGGAGACGATGATGTCAGTGCTCATATGGCACCATTCTAGCCGATGGTCGAGATTGACCCAACGGCAAGAAAAACGCCATCACTCCGGTGTGGCCGGAGGATGGCGATGCTGGAATTGGATGGCTTAACCGATATTGTAAGTTACCGTGGTGGTCGTGGAGCGCTTTCCGGTGGTGCCGCCAGCATACCCGACATTGACTTTGCCGTCCGTATCCACGCTGACAACGGTCGGGAAATATGAATCCCTCGTGGGAACGTAAGTGTCCGCCTTCACTGCGGGGTAGAAGCCGGAATTGTTGACCTGCGCTACAACGGCATTACTACCCCATCCAGTCAGATTCACATCGGCGGTCGTCAGGTTAATATACGCGATGCCGCAGCTCGCCCACATTCTTGCCTTATGCGAACCTGAATGGATGTCTCGCCGAGGCATGTTCCATCCACGCCACTTACCATTTTTTCTGACATAATCGCAGTCATCGGCCATGTTATGCACCACCGTGCCGTCAGGCACATTGGTCAGGGCGTCACGCTGGGCGGAAGTCTGCACTTGCAGCATGTCACCCTTCAGCGCCGCGCCGATATACGTCTGCGTGATGACCACACCAGGCGCCGCCGTATTCGACACGCCAGCCGGAAGCTGTACCTGCGCCAAAGCCAAACCGCCGGTCGGAACGCTGGGCGCCACAGGCGCCGCAGCGGCCACTCCTTTCGCCACGCCGAACACGGGAGAATCCGAATCGTCCGACATCGGCGGACGTGTCTCACGCTGCTTCACATACACCACGTCGATACGCGAATTCGCGGACGGAGCAGCGGCAATCGACACCTTCACGTCTCCATCGTTCTGAATAAGCAGCGCTCCATAACGATTCAGCACCGCATTGAACGGATGTACCGTCACACTCATGGAATTGCTGTTGCCGGTGACGAGATTGTCCTGCGAACGGTCGAGAATGCCCGCAACCGGCAGCATCGTGGTCTTATCGCAGACGAACAGGCCGCTCATGTCGCGACGCGCGTCCATGAACGACGCACTGCCGGACACTGCGAAGATACTATTCCTCAACGCCATTATCAATCTTTCCTTCCAGCGCCTTCAGGCGCGCTTCCAATTCGTCGATACGGTCATGGGCGAGATGGGCCTCATGTATCGCCCACACGCCCAGCATCGGATAGTTGATGCCGCACGGCTCGTAATCATCATTATACTCAACGAACTGGCCCAAACCGTTATCGTCCAACTCTTCGGCAATCATGCCCAAGTGGATTATCGAGCTGTCGCCGTTCAGATTCACGTCATCGATGAAACGGTAGAGCGTCCAATCCACGGCACGCATCTGCTCCAACGTGATGTCCGGCTTGAGGAAATCCTGCTTCACCTTGCGGCTGGACTGCGACGTGCCCATCGTGCCATCCGACAGCACCCACGCCGCACGATACGGGCCGACCGAGAACAGATTATTGTAAGCGTTCGTCGTACGCGTGCCGCCACGGTCGGGAGACAACACGCCCCAATTCCACGCATTGCACTTCGCGTCGATGGTCGCGCGGTCATACGAATTCCTGTTGATGGACGCGGCCACAGTCGAGTCGATGTTCTCGCTGATGCCCAACACCTTCTGAATCGCCTGAGTCAACTGCGAGCCGGAAGGCTTCTCCAACTCGCGCAACCGGCGACCATACTCGTTCAACGTGGACACGAGCTTGTTGGTCACTTGGGGCGGATTCTTCACGTCGAGAGTATCCGCCTCCTCTGCGGCCAAGGATGTGCCGTCAGCCGATTCGCCCTGATGCACTACGATTTCCACTATTCCACCGTCACTTTCACACCGTCGAACACGTCACCCAACGTGAACGTAATCCAATTCGAACTTTCATCGGCTTTGATGCCGGTGATGCGCCGCGTATGCGCGCCATCCATATAATACCAGTCGCCCTTCGTAGTGAACCTGATATAGTCGCCGACCGTATAGTTTGCGAGCGTCTGGTTCACCGAATGCAGGTATCCGCGATGCACTTTCGCCTCAGTGGATGATACCGGCTGCCAGTAGACGGCCGCGGCCTCGTTCGCATACGCTTGAAGCGTGTCCTGCAGTTTCACGGTCGAATGGCTGGAATCCACGCTCTCCCAAATCGGCGCACCGGCTTTTTCCAAGATGTCCGTGTAGGCTGACACGACAAGCGTCTTATCGTCGGACTTGCCGGACGTGAACCATTGCAGCGAGGCGAGCTTGTCGCCATCATCCGTGGCCGACAGGGATGCGATGCCCGGCTGCATGGCGGACGCGCTGAAATGGTGGGTTTCGCCGCCAAGCAGCGGATGGCCGGTCTTCATATGCCACTCATACCCCAAGCCGTCAGCCGTGCGCGTCGGGAAGAATCCGATGTCGCAACCGTTCTGATAGTTCGTGATGTTCGTCAGCACTTCACCGACGTAACTCAAATCGACCGCCTGATAGTTCGCTTCGGACTTGCCGGTCTCCGCAGCCTCCAACACGACCGGTATATTGCTGTGGGGCCAGCTCATCGCCTGTTCGACGAGATTGCGTGCGACCGTGTTCCATGTGACGTTCTTGTAGTGCGTGTCATACTGGGGGTCTGGCGAACCGTCCGACTTGACGAGGCTTTTTCCCATCGCCTTCGCCGGAAGAATCGTCCGATGGTCGAAATACGTCCACATGCCTGAAGCGACCAATGTCAAGATGCCAGTATCGGCGTCATAGTCGCAGCGCATGAGCACACCGCCGACCGTAAGCCCATCATCCTCTGCAACCATGACGGTCTTGCCGATGGCCGCGATGTTCCTCAAATCCAACAGTCGCGCATCGTTGGCGATGTATTGGACGCGCGTATCATCGGACGAAGCGTAGATGGGCGTTTTGACGGTGAGCGAATCCGTGTCGTTCAGCTTCATCTCCCACTCCGCCGAAGTGTGCGGCAATGGGATGATACGGCGTCCTGTCAACAAGTCCGCGAGATAGATTTTCACCGCCAAGCCTCCTTCCATTCGACCGTCATCGACGGTTCGCCCGACTGCACGCCCAACGGCGTGAACTGTATCGTCGCATCGCCTGAAGGATGGAACCAGTTCTCTTCAGTGAGGAACATGCTCAAATCCGACTGGTTCTGGAACAGCACACGCTCATTGTCGAAGTCGAACACCATCGTCTCGTCCGGGTTGATTTGACGGTGGAACTCGACCGCTTCGCCGGTTTCGATGCAGTGGATGCGCACGCCTTCGGACAATCCGCCTCTGATTTTCACGACAAGATGCGTCGGAGCGAAACCGCTTCCGGTGATGGCGACACGTCCCGGATTCCCCGCTTCGCCTTCCGTCAGCGGGTCGAGCAGCGGGGAGAGGATGCCTTCGCCGTCTGTCGGCACGCCGACCGTCTGCGAGCGCAGCGGCGCATACAGGTATGGGGATGGCGCGAGCAGTCCAATCTGAAAACTGGCCTTGCCATGATACAGGTATTCATCCACGGTCATCGACCTGAGTTCCGCATCGCACGACAATGCGACGCCAGAACCCTTCTGTACGGTGACGGGAACCAAACGTCCGGCCATGCCGCGAAGACGGCGCATCATCACGTCGGTCTCTTCGACCGTGCTGGTCGAATAGTATCCGTTGACGGTGATGGTGCGCCCATCATAATACGTCGTGCCGGGAACTGCGTTGCCGTCAGCCCTAGCCCACGAATCCTGTTCGGTCTTGGCTGACGGCAAATCGTCGAAACCACTCATGGACACCAACGTGAACTCGTGTCCTGCATCGCCGTAAAGCGTGATGTCACCCACTGTGACGGTTATCGTGCTCAAGGTCTGACACTTCCAATCATCTCGTTGTTTAAAGCGTATCCGAATCGGCGGGCCACGAGTTCCACATCGCTCAACGGGCTTGCAACCACATTGTCGATGTGGACGCCGCCAGCATACCGCGGGTCGCCAGCCGACACCATTCCAGTATAGTCTTTAAGCCGCGGAGCCGACACCATGCCAAGACCGTCAGCGTCAATCTGGTCGAAATCCAACGAACTCAGCACGTCATCGACCTGACCGCGCACGAACGAGCCTTGAGAGCCGATTGCTTCGCCGAAGTCGCGCATAAGATGCTCGCCGGACACGCTGGTATAGCCTGAGCCGGAGAACGGGCCGACCTTAGCGGGAGAGAACGGGAAGAAGTCTCGAATCTTCTTCAACGCGCCACTGACCGCGCTCTTCACGCCTTCGACCGCGCGGAGGATGCCCTGCTTGAAACCGTCCATCAACGCGGCGCCGGAATTGACCAGCCACGAGCCAGCCCCAGCGAACAGGCCGATGATTTTGCTCGGAATACTACTGATGAAGCCGAGGATGCGACCACCCAAACCGGCGAACGGTCGGGCGATGTTCCCGATAATCGCAGGAATCTTGCCCACAACAGCCATGAAAAGGCCGGGGAAGCTCGCCGCGATGCTAGTCACCACGCTGACGAATGCGCCCAGCAATGTCGGCAGACCGTTGAGGATGCCGGCTGTCAAACCACCGATGATAGCGGGCAGCTGGTTGACGATGGCGACGGCGATGCCCGGCAATGCCGCGGCCAGCGAGGTTATCACGCTTGTGATGGCGGACATCAATGCGGGAATCAGCGTCGGCAATGCGGTGGCGATGCTCTGCCCGATGGACGGGAGCGCGGCCACCACGGTGACGCCCAACGTCTGGAGGCCGGAAGCCAAGGATGCGCCGAATCCGCTGATGAACCCGGCGATGGCCGCGCTGTTGGCGCCGATGGCGCTGAACGCGGCCTGAACGCCAGACACCAACGCCTGACCGAGCGAGGTCATGAGCGACGGAATCTGCCCGGCGAGCGTAGCGAACAGTGTGCCGAACGCCGTCAGCATCAGCGGGCCGTACGTGGCGATAAGGCCGGGCAGCTGGACGAAAATGCCCGAGAACGCCTGCGTGATTTGCGGCAGCATCGTCATCAACGCGGGCGCGAGCGTCTGACCAACACTCATGAGCGCGCCGGCGATACCCGGCAATGCGGCCGTGACGCTCGCCACCATCTGCGGGAGGGCGGCGGCGAACGCGCTCGCCATGGCAGGCAGCTTCGTCTGGATGCCGGTAAGCGTGTTGTCGAGGCTCTTCTGCCATTCGTCGAAGCTGCCTG